CGCCGGAGCCGAGGATGGCCAGGATCTCCGAAATTCGACTGGGCATGTCTGTCCCCTTAACCGGCTGCGTAATCGTAGCGCTTGGTGATGTCGAAGATGGTGCTGACGTCGCTCGTGCTCATCTCGGTCTTGATCTTGTAGGCGGAGATGGGCGCGATGCCCTTGAACTGAAAATGCCGCACCAACACCCCGCTGGAATGCGGCTTGGTGGTAACAGTCGTCGGGCTGATCTCGGTCGTGTAGCCGGCGCCGGTGAGCAGCTTCACCGTCCAGTCGTGCTTGACCTCGTCGAAGCCGATTGCATCCTCATAGACATCGACTTGGGTCGTGGTGACGCCGGAGGGCAAAGTGCGGGCGGTCGAGATATGCACCGAGGAGGCCAAGGGCCGGCTGGCGATGATCGCACTCTTCGCCAGATGCAGGGCCGGCATGACATCCTTGGTGCCCTTGAAGAGGAAGCGGAGCGGCACCAATGACGGCTTGCCAACCAGGACGGTTTCGTCATTCTCGTCGACATTGCGCCAGACGCCGCCGATCCGCGCCTGCAGGATCAGGGAGGTCAGGGCCGGCTCATAGCCGGTGAGCACCGACTGGATTTCGGTGATGCCGCCGGTCATGGAAATGTCCTCGATCTCGACCAAGACCTGGGTGGCGTCGAACCGGACGCCATAAAGGCGGAAGCAGACATCCTCGTTGAGGTCGAGCGACCAGACCGAGCCGGCCGTCCAGGTCATGAGCGTGCCGTTGGTGAGATCGTTGGACTGGCTCATACCGAGCTTGTGGTTGCCGGTCGTGGTGATGATGATGCCGTAGCGTTGCCCCTTCTCCAGCCAGATCGGGTCGAAGTTGAACGGCGTCCAGGTCGGCCATTTCTTCAGCGCGGAAGCCGCGACCGTGCAGGTCTCCATCACTTCATCCTCGTCCGGATAGCCGGCGTCGGTCAGCTTGCAAATGGCGATATGCACGTCGCCAGTTGCCGCGATCGAGGTAAAGCCGAGGTCGATCCGGCGATGCCAGCCGCTCTGCGAGCAGAGGAAGGTCTGCGCCAGGCGGGCGCCGGTGAAGGTCTTGGTGACCTGATTCTGTTCCCAGTAGGCGGACGTGATCTGCATCTTCCAGATATGGTGTACGCCGGTCCCGATCAGCTGCCACTTCACCGTGCGCAGATCGATCACCACCCAGGTGTTGGTGGTCGGGTCGTAGAGGCGGACATTCGGGTTTGCCGCAAAATAGCTCTCCTGGGCCGCGCGTCCGGTCTTGGATGCATACCAGGTATAGGTGCGGCTGAGCGTCTTCTGCTTCACCGTCGTGGTGGTGACGGCGTAGGAGGCGATCGCCACTTCGGCGTCCTTGTCGTCGACCTCGACGCGCAAGGTGTCGGTGCCCTTCGGCATGATCAGACCGGACTGGGTTTTGTCGACCTTCGGATCATTGGGGTTCAGCAGGGCCGTCAGCTTCAGGGCGCGCTCGACCTCGCCGAAGCGCACGCGTCCGGCTTCCAGCTGGGCCGTGTAGGCGGCGTGCGTAGTGTCAGACTCGTCGGCCGTCGCGAAACTCTCGAAGCCGTTATAAGTGCCGGCGTCGGGGATCGACAGTGCCTCCAGCGCATACAGCATCTTGTTTTCGAGCGCGGAGATGTGCTTCTCGGCCGAGCGCATCTTGTTGTCCAGCGCGACCACCGAGGTGGAGCGGGCAAGCTGATCCTGGAACCGGGCGATCGAGGCGAGATCCGAGCGCAGGGTGTTGAGCAGGCTTTCCGTCTTCTTCAGGTTCGCATTGAGCACGGCAACCGAAGCGACGGTCTTTTCCAGGCTGTAGGCCGAGTTGACGGTCTCCATCTCGATCGACCCGTCGACGATGCCGACGCTGGAAATCCGGAAGCTCGCGACCACCAGCGAACCGGCCGGAACCGAGGGCCTGGACGGCGAGGCCGCCGCGGCGCCCGCGACCAGATCCACCCCGGCCTGGCGCGAGATACGGGTCGTTGTCGGCTTCGGCTGAGTGGTGCGCGTCGTCACATCGGTCAGGAACTTGCGCGTCGCCGTATCGGTTTCGACTTCCTCGCCGGAGACGACGACCAGGACTTCGCGGAAGTTCGACGTCGGCAGAAGGCTCGTGACGCTCAGGCTGGTGACGGTGGTCGTGTCGTAGACCTTGCCCCCGGAAATAAGGCCGCCCACCGCCACCGAGATGTTGAAGGCGTCGACCATCGAGACATTGTACCCGACATAGCGCGACTCATCGAACAGCAGGTGCTTGACGATGTAGTCGAGCGCGCCCCGCATCAGAACGGAGACAGCGGTGAGATCCGCCGCGGGCACTTCGGAGTAGTTATCAAACTTGGCGATCTTGGGCATGACGGGATGACCTTACAGCTGGAGAGATGACAGGCGCCTGGTGGTCTTGAGTGACCCGGCAGGCGGTATGTTGAGATCGACCGAAAGCCGGTCGCGCGCGGATTGGGAGACGGCGATGGCGTCGATGGCGAAGTCGAGCGCCGACAGGTCCGTCGGAGGCATGGCAAATCCGTCGCCCAGATAGGCTGCCCCGAGATAGAGGGCCGATGGGCCGACGGTCTCCGGCAGTGCCATGCGCAGCTCGGCCGTATAAGCCTGCATCCCCAGACGGTCGGCATCGAGATAGGAAGCGGCTGGCGGCATGGTCAGGCCAGGCCGCATGATCCGCATGGCTTGATACGTGCCCCAGGCACCGTCGGCGATCGCAAGCGTCGTATCATTGGCGTGGTCGATATCGACGAAGAAACCGGCAGGGCTCACCACCTCGTAGAAGCCTGCCTCCGGCTGGACGTCCTGAATGTAGTCGCCCTGTTCTTCGACCAGAGCCCGGCCTTCGCCGGGGGCCACTTCCGGACCGAGAGCGATCCTCATGCTGTTTCGATTGGCCGGCGCGCCATCGAGATAGGCGGGGCCGCCCAGGAGCAGGTCGGAGGCGAAGGCGCCCGAGCCAGCAGTTCCGGGCAGAAAGAAGCTTACAATCTCCCCACGCCTTCCGATCCGCGGGNNTTTCTCCCGGAGGGTCGCAACCGGTATTTCCGCGCCACCGTCGATCATGACGGCATATTCGAGATCGAGGTTGTAGAGTTCCGATGCGGCGAAGAAGGTCGGCTCGTCGTTGGTTTCAGCGCCCAGGAAACAGTTCTCCGGCATGCCTTCTTCCTGCCCACGAACAGCGATGCCGGCGCCGGAGATCGACGACTGGCGCACCTGGTAGAAGCGGATCTCGGGCAGACTTTCGATCCAGCGGCGCCAGGCTGGATCATTTTCAGCGCCAACCGAGGTGTAGAAGTCCTGCGGCGGGGCAGTGATGACGACGTCCTCGGCATCGGTATAGGCAAGGTACTTGCGGATCCCGGCCTCTGTTCCCTTCAGGCGGTGCATTTCAAGCGCGTCTGCCACGATCTGCCGCTGGGTCGACAGCGCCCAGTTCCGATCCCACAGATCGACCGACCATCCCCAGGCAAGGAAGGGAACGAAGCTCTCCGGCGAGGTCTCCGGGCGGATCGCCTCCGGTCCGGGCATCGGGATCGACGCCAGGCGCGCATCGAACGTCTCGGCAAGGACGTGCATCAGCGGGGTTGAGGAGGACGGCAGCAGGCTCATGTGTCTGTGCCCCCGATCGTGACCGTGATGGTCGAGATCCGGACGAAGCCGGTTTCGCCGACGGCGATATCAGCCACAGGCGAGATGATCCGTACTGACTGGACGCCATCGCGGTGGGCCCGGCTATAGATGGCCGAACGCATCAGATCCTGATTGAGCCGTGCATTCGTCTGTTTCAGCTTCGCGAGCGCGTCCTCTGCCTCGGCGGCAATCAGCGCGCCATCCGGACCGGGATAGAGCGTCAACTCGACCACGACCGGTGTGGTCTGGACGGCGGGCCCCTGCACGATGACGGTGTCGGTGAGAGGCACCATATCCGCTTGCTCCAGAGCGGCGCGGACCGTCTCGATCTGCTGGGTGGTCGGCCCGGGTGCGTCTGTGCCAGCGAGCAGCGTCACCGTGACCTCGCCGTCAGCCGAACGGACTGCCGATGCATCGATCAGCGCCGGCACTGCGGTCAGCGCGTGGTAGACATAGGCGCCAGTCGGACCGGCCAGGGACAGCGCTTCCGGCCGCAGCTGGATGCGCCGGCGGAACCGATCGTCGCTCTCATCCGCGAGCCGATGGACGCCCAGATAGGCGCCGAGATGATCGAGATTGGTGCCCGTGGCAAAGGCGATCAGCATCTGTTCCAGGCCGTCGTTGAAGCGGGCTCGCAAGAGCATTTCGCGAAACGCCACCGCCTGGATGAGGATGGCGACGGGATCGCTTTCCAGTTCGAGGGTGTCGTAGGGCGGCAGCGCAGGATTACCGGCGCGACGGCTTTCCCACCGCTCCAAAAAGTCAGCCTTGATGTTTCCGACGATCGCCTCGAACTCGATCGTCTCGATGGCGGACGGTGCGGCCAGCTGTGAGAGGTCGATCACGGTCATGCGGCAACTCCCAAAGCTGCAGGCGTCGTGGCTTCCAGACCGAGATTGATGGCGATGTCATAATTGCCGAAGCGGCCCTCGGGGTAGTAGAGGCCGCCATGGCGAAGCCCGAGCGCGCCGCTTTCTTTGAGGGTAACGAGCTGCAGCTGGGCCAGCTCGTATTCCGGTTCCCAGCGTGCGGCGCTCGCTACCATCTCGTTGTAGATCAGCATGGCAAGCGCCGGCGTCAGATCCTCGCAGAGCAGCGAGCGCAGATCGGCTCCGAAGGACAGCCGCATGACGCGGGTGTCGAGGCGGGTGTGCCAGATGATGCCGAGGGACTGGGCAAGATGCTGCGGGCCGGAGATCACCTGACCGGTGACCTCGCTCAAGCCGCTGCGATATCTGATCTTGCCTGCCATGCCGCTCAAACCCTCTTCGAAGACCTCTCACACCGCTGTCATTTCGCCGGTTGGCGCCCCAGGCTCTCGGGCCGCACATGACCTGCCATCACCTCGGAGATCGCCTCGCCATCGGTCAGCAAAAGCCGCTCTCCGGCTTTCACCCGCCGTCCGGCCACGCGCATCGGCGCCATGTCCGTGACGATGTAAGCAGAACGCCCCGCCGTTTCGGGGCTGACAGCTGCGGCGATTGGTTTTGAAGCTTTGGCCATGTCTTCTCTCCTTCAATCGGCCGGCGGGCCGGAGAGCCCACCACCGGGGATGACGTCCGTGTGTTTGTGATCCGTGCCGACATTGCGCCCCTCGTGTTCCAGGACGCCGCCTTCGGCACGGACATTGCCCACGAGTTCGATGGCGTCTCCGACCAGGCGCAGGCCATTGGGGCCAAACTCAATCCGGCCACCGCGCTGCAGGACAGCCGTGTCGGAGGATTTGGAGGGCGCGGCATGGTCCTGGTCGTAGGTGCCGGGCACCGCGATCGATCCGGCGCCGATCGTTCCCGACATCGACAGCATGATCATCTGTTCGGCCTGGTCGGGCTCACTGTGGATCGAAAGACCCCCGGCACCCGCCTCCTGCCAGCGGATCCAGGGCGACAGCACGTCCTCGCCGCGACTGTTGGTTCCAAGCTTCAATCGGAGAAGTCGTTTTTCCGGATCCTTCTCAGCGACCTTGCCCGACAGGACCATCATGGCCACGCGGCGTTCGGCGGCCTCGGTGCGCGCCGCCTGACGGCGCAGTTCTGCAGCGACCGGATCACGCATCGTCGGGCACCTCGCGAGCCGGGATCCACGGCGCGATGGCCTCGAGCGCCTCGGCGCTCTCGTAGTTGACGAGGCCGGTTTCCAGATCGACGGCGCCGACATGGTCGGGGAAGATGTCGCGGCCGAGATCGGCAACGACCTGCGTCCAGGTCACGGTGTAGTAAGCCACGCCCTGGGAGGCGTCCTTGACGGTGAAGAGCGGCTTCAGCTCGGCTGGCGGATTGTCCGCGACCGGCAGCACTTGAGTGAGGTTCCAGAGCGAGGCGACCTGGTCGGCCAGGATCTCCAGCAGGCGCCCGCCGATCGCCAGCGCCACGGCTTCCTTTTCGACTCGGCGCTGCGCCACGACGCGCGCCTCGGCGACGATATAGGCAACCCATTCGACCGAGAGACAGAAGGCCCCGTCCGCCAGCATGACCTCGCGAATGCGGCTCCAGCCGATCCCGAGCCCCGGCGCCTGGACGACGGTCCGGGAGACCAACTCCGAGAGATCGACCTTGCCGGGATGGGGTGTCACGGTCACGCCGGGCAGGAGCGCGCGGAGCTGGCTGACAATCGCCGTCTGCATCGGGGCGACGCGATCGATCGACAGGAGTAGGTCAAGCGAAGCTGGCATGATCATTGGGCAACTCCGAGCACGTCCGTGACCAGTTCGAGGATCTCCTGCTCATTCTCAGGCGACAGGCCGACGAAGGGGCGCGCCGGGATGGTCACCGACTTCGCCGCGATGGTCTTGCCCCCGAGCTGGAAAACCAGCGCCTTGGCATTCTTCGGGACGATCACCGCGCCGTTCTGGTGGACATGCGCATGCTCCCAGGCAGCACCCCACTCGGCTTCCGAAGCCGAGGCGGTCCATGCCACCGAATAGAGGAGATGCTGCCCGGTCTCGACCAGGATGGGGGTGCCCTGGCTGTTGGGCTCCCATGGCGTGCCGTCCGGCGCGGTCTTTTCCTCGGAGATGCGGCGGCGCGTCTGGCTCTCGCCCAGCGAGGCGATGGCCGTCATGAGTTCGGTCGGTTCGAAATCGAAGATCGGCCGAAGGGTCTTCAAAACCCCTTCGAGGCCGGTCACGTCCATGGTGATCGAGACGCTCATATCCGGCCGAGCCTCTCGCGGGTAAAAACGCGTTCCGGCCCGACCACGACCACCTCGTTCTGGCCGATGTCGCCGGCGTCAATGACGGGATCGCCGCCGGTGGCGCCGGCCGATGTCGTGAGCGCGCCTTTTCCCGAGGCGATCGCCTCGAGCCGCTTCACCGCCTGGTCGTAGCGTTCCTTGATGTTCTCCGTCGAGCGCGAGAAGGCGAGCGCGATCCGATAAAAGGCGATGTCGACGCAGTAGACCTTGAGGACGTCGAGCGAGCCTTGATCGAGCCCGGCAAGCTCGGCGGCTGAATAGCGGGCGGCGAGGATGGCGCGGATCTCGATCGAGGCGTCCGACAGGCCGTGCCCGATGCGGACATCGTCGCGCAGACCGGTCTGCTCGGAGGCCGCGATCAGCGTCAGCTCATGCGGGAAGCGAGCTTCCAGGTCGGCGATGGTGGCGTATGCGGTCATGACGTCCTCGGGATGAAAATGCGGGAGGCGGGCCTAGCCCCTACGTTCGCGACGTCCCCTGTCCGGATCTCTGACCTCCGGGTCGATGGGTGCTGACGGCCTTGCGAGCCGGATCAGGCCTCCCTCTCGGGGTATTCCCATTCGGCGGGGCGCTCTTCGAACCGGCCGTCGATCTTCAGCATCGGATCGGTACGAAGAGCTTCCAGCGCGGCCTTCGGATCGTCGCCCAGGTCTTCGGCACGCAGCTCGACCGGGACCGGGCCGAAGCTGAAACCGGCGCGGCGGCGCGGACCGCCGGGGGCCGAGACGATCAGCACCTGCTCGGCGATCATCATGCGGACATCTCCGGACCGCTCCTGCAGGGCGGCTGCGACCCCTTGGGCAGTCGCAGTAGCCGCATCGGTCAAGCCTGCCACTAGGTCGGTGGGCAAGGCGGCAACAAGGACTTCAGCCTTGAAATCCTCGATCATCTTGTTCAGCAGTCCGTCGCGCTCTTCCTCGGAGAGAGCGTTCCAAGCCTCGGCCGACAAGCCCGACTTCTGATAAGCCGCCATGACGACTTCGCCGAGCTGGACCGAATGACCCTCGGCAATCTCGATCATCGCCGGCAGCGTGTTCGAACCGTTCAACGTTTCGCTCTCGGCCAGCTTCGCGGTGGGCTTGGAAGTGGTTTGCTTCGCCATGGGGGGTCTCCTTTGGGTTCTCGGGAAAGCGGCCACGCGTGCCGCTTTCCGGAAAACCCGCCGGCCCATCTGCGCGGGCCGGCGGTCATCATTCGCGCCGGGCGATTAGCCGAGCAGCGGAGCGTGCATCAGCTGCACGAGGTTGCGGTCCGTATTGGTCGTGCCGCCGACCTGTTCAGACATCAGGATGTCGCGGGCCTTGAAGTGGTTGGTGTTGCCGACGATCAGATGCGTGGGACGGATGTTCAGCTTCCGGCCTTCATCGTCGGTGAAGTTCGTCATCGCCGTGTAGGCCAGGCGCAGGTTGGCAGAGGTGAGATCGGCCTTGGAGCCGAAGGCCATCTGCCAGAAGCCGAAGCCGGCCGCGACGCGGGCATCGACGCCATAAAGGTACTGGTCCTTCATGAAGACGTGGTCTGACGTGCGCCCGTCTTCCTTGGTCGTGAACTCATAGTCGCGACGCTTCTGGAAGATGAAGGGCTTCAGCGGGCGAGACAGGTCAGCCAGGATCCAGATCTCGCCGGNACCGGNCTGCATGTTCGANACCGAGACTTCCTGGCCGGCCTGGCCGACCGGGTGATCGGTATCGAAGAAGTTCTGNCCATCNTAGCAAAGCGANGTGAANCCGCTNTTGATCAGCTCGAAGGCAATCTCGTCNGGNTGCTGGGCGGCNGACTGGCCCATCATCTGGAAGCGCGCNTTGTAGAGGCTGAGCTTNTCNTCCTCGATGTCATCGCGNTCGACNGCGATGGTCATNTCGAACTTGCGGTTGACGATGCTGTAGCCCTTGGCGGTGAGCTGCTTGATGCGGCGATCGCCGATCCACTCGCGC